GAGCCGCGGTCAGCTTTTCATACAGAGCGATATTGGGCAGGGCAAGATAGTCGTTCTTCCCCTCGAACAGCGCATACTCCCATGCACGGATGTTGCGCCGCTTGCTTCCGAAAAACAGTCCCATTGCAGATCACCACCATGCTGTGAGAAATAGTCGTTGCTTGTATCACATTCATTATAGCAAATTCCGGGTAAAACCAAAAGAGCAGCGGATGAAAATGCTTGCAATACAAGAAAAAGCAGCAGGATTTTCTCCCGCTGCCGTAATGAATGCTTTTCAGGCTTCAATCTCTGTTCCATCATTGAACCGAACAACTGCCCGCCTGTCATCGTATACCGTGATGCGCTCCACCAGAATGCGGAAGGCAACGGGATCGAACTTCTCGGCGTGCTGCGGCAGGCTGCGAAGCTCCCGAATAAAGCTGTCCGTGCGCTTGCGGCGGTTGTCCTTGTCCATGATCGCCACCTTGAGCGCCGTGTTCCTGTCCTGCAGTTCCTGATATCGTGCGCTCAGCGCAGCCATCTCCTGCTGGTGCTCCGCCTGATCCAGTGCGACGCTGGCATTCCGCAGGACCGCCTGTGTCAGTTGATCGGTGGCGTCGGCCAGCTCCCTTTCCACGCATTCCTGCTCGGCGCAGAGGGCGGAGGTATCGTAAACCATATCGCGCAGCATCACTGCCGTGCGGATGATCGCATCGCGCTCATCACTCAGTCTGCTCATGGCGCGCATCACAATGTCCTCAATCTGGGGATCGGTCAGATGCGGCGACCTGCAGATCGTTCCGGCGTACTTGCGGTTGCACTGCCAGATGATTTTGCGGTACTTGTCGTTGGCATGCCAGACCTTGGAGCCGTATCGGCTACCGCAGTCTCCGCAGTAAACCATGCCGGAAAAAACGTGCACTCCGCTGTAGCGGTTGTTCCCGGGCTTGCGCGCAGCCATCTGCTCCTGCACGAGGTCGAAGGTTTCCGCGCTGACGATCGCTTCATGGTTGCCTTCCACGTAATACTGCGGTACCTGCCCGGTGTTCTTGATTTTCTTCTTGGTGATGAAATCCTCGGTGAACACCTTCTGCAAAAGCGCGTCGCCCTTGTATTTTTCGTTGGTCAGGATACTGCGGATCACCGAGTCATTCCATTTTTGCTTGCCGCCGGGTGTCGGAATGCCGTCTTCGGTCAGGCGCCTGCCGATGGCGTAGGGTGTGTATCCCTGCAGGAATTCTGCATAGATGCGGCGGACAACTTTGGCCTGCTCTTCATTGACAACCAGGTTGCCGTCCGGTCCCTTGTCGTAGCCGAGGAACCTGCCGAAGGGAACGGAAACCTTGCCGTCTGCAAACCGCTTACGCTGGCCCCAGGCACAGTTCTCGGAAATGCTGCGGCTTTCTTCCTGGGCAAGCGAGGACATGATCGTCAGCATCAGTTCGCCCTTGCCGTCGAAGGTCCAGATGTTTTCCTTTTCAAAGTAGACCTCAACGCCTTTGTCCTTCAGCTTGCGGATGGTGGTCAGGCTGTCGACCGTGTTTCGGGCAAAGCGGCTGACGGACTTGGTGACGATGAGGTCGATCTTCCCGTCGAGGGCATCGTCCACCATGTTCTTGAAGCCCTCGCGCTTGCGGGTGTTGCAGCCGGTTTTTCCTTCGTCTGAATATACGGAAACGAACTCCCAGTCAGGACGGCTCTTGATGTAATTGGTGTAGTAGTCGATCTGCGCCTCGTAGCTGGTAAACTGCTCGTCCCTGTCCGTGGAAACGCGGGCATAGGCTGCGACCCGGCGCTTTGCTCCCGTGACCACCGGCCCGACCGCATGCAGCGGAACGGTCGAGGGTATCACCTTTATATTCCTTGCCATTGTGCTGTTCTCCCATCCCTGAAGTTAAGTGTAATGGTCTCACCGGGATCTGCCGTGATATGGTCGACACGCTCATTGAAGGCAGTTTCATCGAAATCATCGGTATCCATGATCTCAGCGACCATCTGCCGCAGTACAAAGTCCGGATAGCTCCTGTTGGTGCAGCCATGTAGCTTCTGCTTTCTGTCGTAGCAGTACCAGGTGACCAGCTTGCCGGCGTGATTGACGCGGCGGTACTCCGTTCCGCAGATGCCGCAGCGGATGCGCCCGAGAAAGGCGTCTGTACAGGTGGCAGGGTGATGCCAGTCCCCAATGTGCCGGTTCTTCCAGTGTGCGGTCTTGCCGTCGATCAGATCAAAGTCGATACCGTCCGGAGTAACTGTCATGTGCCGGACGCGGTTGAGGAATTCGTTCTCGTCGAAGGCGTCCATGCCGAGTACCCTTGCGCAGATCTGCATGAGCTGTTCCTCGGTAAAGATGGCATTTTCACAGGTGACGTTCTTTTCCTTGGTGGCCCGGCAGAACCATCGGCTGTGACCTGCGCCCTCCTTGTACTGCTGCCTCCGGGTATATGGCATGCCGCAAAGGCCACAGGTGATCCTTCGGGTAAAGCAGTAGGTCGGATTCAGCTTCTCTCTGCGCCGGACGTACTCTTCCTGCACCAGCTCCCAGGTTTCCCGGTCGATGATTGCCTCGTGGCAGTCCTGATAATAGAACCTGGGCAGGACGCCGTCGTTTCGGATTTTCCGCTTTGCAATGGGATCAGCCATGTAGCTTTTCTGCCTGCACATGTCGCCGGCGTAAAGCTCGTTCTGAATCATCTGCGCAAGGGACGCCTCCTGAAACAGCTTTCCGTTGATCGTTCTGAAGCCCTGCGCATTCAGCTTGTCGCAGACCGTCCGCAGTGAATCGCCTTTCAGGAAAAACGTGAACATCTGCCTTACGATCTCAGCCTCCTCAGGGATGACGATGTATTTCTTCAATTCGTTGTCATACCGGTAGCCGAGGATGTGCTTGTTGGCCACGCCGATTGTGCCGTTCTGAAAACGCTTGCGGATGCCCCACTTGCAGTTTTCGGAAATGGACCGGCTCTCCTCCTGCGCAAAGGATGCAAACAGCGTGATCATCAGTTCACCGCTTTCGTCCAGCGTGTTGATGCCTTCCTTCTCGAAGCGCACCTCGACGCCCAGTGAACGCAGGCGGCGAACCGTCTGAAGCGTGTCCACCGTGTTTCGGGCAAAGCGTGAAAGGCTCTTGGTCAGGATGATGTCAATATGTCCGGCCTCGCACTCGGCAAGCATTTTCTGATACTGATCGCGGGTAGCGGACTGTGTACCGCTGATGCCTCTGTCGGCAAATACGCCTGCGTATTCCCAGCCCGGTGTCTTCTGGATGAGATTGCTGTAATAGCTGATCTGCTCATCCAGCGAATGAAGCAGTCGCTCCGTCGGCACGGAGACGCGGGCGTAGGCGGCTACACGCTTTTGGGCTACGACCGGCACCTGCTTCTGTTCTATTTTTCGTATGACTTTCGCCATTGGACAGTCCCTCCTTTCAGTGACATTACTCACTCTAAAGAGGAAGAAAGTCAAGCTGATGACGGCGGATTTATTCAAATATTATCGAGATTTTCGGCTGGTATCGGTCAGCCAGAAGCTGCCTTGCCTGAGCATACTCCGCATCTGTCAGAAGCCCCTTTCCACGCATGGTGCGGAGCAGATTCAGGCACGCCAGATACCGCCTTTCCAGGAGCAGCGTCTCATGCGTCATGGGCTGTCAGCCTCCTGTTTCGGGCAGAGGCGGCGCACGAGCGTGAGCAGAACCGGCGCTCCGACACACCGTACCTTGAAAACTGTATACCGCAATATTCGCACACAAAATGGTGTTCTGCCTTTCGGCGCAGTTCTCCCCGGTGAGACGCCCACCACGCCTGTCTGCATGCATCCGAGCAGAACCTTCGTTTCTTCCGCCCGGCCTGCTGCAGTACTCGGCTTCCGCATTGCTCACATGCGGTGGCCTTGCTCTGCGGCGGGCAGGCGGTTACCGGCTCAGGGTGTGTCTCCGGCGCACTGTCTGCACCGAGCCCGTGCCTCTGACAGTAGGACTTTACGCTGTTTATGGAAATGTCCAGCGCCTCTGCAATCCGGGCATAGCTCATCCCGGCAGCGCGCATTTTTCCGATCTGCTTCTTTTCTTCATGTGTCATCGTTCTTTCCTCCGTACAGAGATGGAGCAAAGCCCCTCATATCCTTTGGTAAGATGAGGCCCCGTTTGAACGAAAAACGCAGAAAAAAGATAACTTGACTTTCTCCGGCTTTAGAGTGAGTAATCCGTACGGAGGTGAAAGCCGTGAGCAAGAAGGATATCGGAAAAATCCTGCGCAAGGCGCGGGAAATGCAGGGTATGTCTCAGATGCAGGTTGCAACGCTTGCGGGCATCAACCTGGGCCAGTACCAGCGCCTGGAATACGGAATCCGCGACTTTGAACTGTGCAGCATGAAGGTCGGAATCTCCATCTGCTATGTGCTCAACCTTGATCCTTTTCTCCTTGTTCTGCAAAAAACTGAATGGTAAGGATGCGATGCTTTCGGTGTCGCATCTTTATTTTTCAAGGACATCCGAACGGAGGTTGATATAGTTTGATAACTATGGCTTAATGTCACATAACCCGCATGGAGTCTTTTCTGCGGGCAGAAAGGAGGAAGGAAAAATGAACAGAGCACACCCTGCCGTACGTTTCCGCACCCCCTCCCCGGAGGTGACGCAATCGTATGGTTGATACCCGACCGAGAGCCTACGAGAAGGCCAGAAAGCGTGCTGCAGAGCTGAAGGCCCAGCGCGACGCCCTGCAGGAAAACAACCCGGTTCAGGCCGGGAAGCCGCCGGGCGCGGGCTTTGAGTCCGAACGCCAGCGCGCCAAGACAGCCCTTCGTGACGAGCTCGATACCTTTGACGGCACGGGCGTACACAAGATCGCTGCCAATGCAGACCGGCAGCAGGAGGAACGCATTCTCAACGTTGCCGCATACTGCCGCGTTTCCACGGATGACATCGAGCAGACCATTTCCATTGAGATGCAGAAGAAAAACTACCGGGAAATGATCCGCAGCAACCCAAAATGGAAGTTCTGCGGCCTGTATGTCGACGATGGATTCAGCGGGACAGAGACATTGCATCGTCCCGGCTTTCAGCGGATGATGAAGGACGCACTGGCGGGAAAGATCGACATGATCATCACCAAATCCGTCAGCCGCTTTGCGAGAAACCTGATCGACTGCATCAGCTGGGTGCGCAGGCTGAAGGAGCAGGACCCGCCGATCCCGGTACTGTTCGAGCAGGAAAACCTCAACACGCTGGATTCCACCAGCAATATCATTCTTTTCGTTCTGGCAATGGTCGCCGAGGAGGAATCGCACATGAAGAGCGAGGCCATGCTGCTCTCCCTCGAATGGCGGTTCAGTCGGGGACGATTCATAACGCCGAAGCTGCTGGGCTATGACAAGATCGATGTGATTGAAAACGGAATCCACCGCAAGAAACTGGTGATCAATGAGGAGCAGGCGCAGACGGTCCGGCTCATGTACTACATGCTGCTCAACGGCAGCAGCACACAGGAGATCGCCGAAACCCTGACCGAGCTGGAGCGTGAAACCGGCGGACGCAGGCGTGACGGAACACCCAACACAAAATGGACGGCAACCGGCATCGCAACGGTGATGCGCAATGAGCGCTACTGCGGCGACGTCCTTGCCCGCAAGACATGGACGCCCGACTTCCACGACCACAAGTCCGTGAAGAACCGCAACAAGAAGAACAAGTACTACCAGCCGGCGCATCATGACGCCATCATCACGCGGGCACAGTGGAATGCCGCCCAGCGGATTCTGAACAGCCACCGCTACAGGCACACCGGCACCTACATTCCCATGCGCGTCATTGACATCGGCGCATTGCGCGGCTTCATCTCCGTCAACCGATCCTGGGCGGGTCATGAGGAGGACGAATACTACCGCGTCAGCCGCATCGCCATGGGCATGGAAGAGGGCGAGCTTCGTGCAGACCTTGAAAACGAGCATCTTCCCGATGCAGGAAAACGCCTCGTGGGCATGACTGACGACAACGGCATCCAGCGCATCTCCCGTGAACTGAGCGACATGGAAAAGCGCGTCAAGGCCCAGCTTGAGGGCAAGACCATGGAAGAGTACGAGCAGGAAAACGCTCCGCCCGTCAAAAAGGGCTTTCAGGTGGTCGGCGCAGGCATGTTCAGCCAGGCATTTGAACCGGTGGTGCGTATCAGCAGCAGGTTCATTTCCTTCAATGCGAAATGCATCAGCAAGCTCAACACCATGTTTGAGGATGACGAAGGCCCCATGCTCAGGCGCTGCCAGTATGTAGAGCTTCTCTTTAACCCGGTGGAACGCATGCTCGCCGTCAGACCGTGCTCTCCCGAGCATCCCAACGCACTGCGCTGGGCGAATGACAGCGGAAACTCCGTGCAGCTTGGCGCAAAGGCCTTCTGCACGCAGCTCTTCGACATGCTGAACTGGGATGAAAGCTATACCTTCCGGGTGCCGGCCATGCTCCGCGCCAAAGGCGATGAAAAGGTACTGTTCTTCGATCTGGACAACTACATCGGCCACGAGACCACTGCCAAAGCAGAAGCGCCCGCAGAGGTACAGCCGGAGATCATTGAGGTTG